CGTTGCAAAAGGTTCTATACTCTACAAATCAAAAAAATATACCACACGCACTTGGCACAATATCAAGAAAAGATGGTGCAAAAACTGTGGTAATTGATAATATAGACCAACTACCAGACGAGTATATAAAGGTAGAAAAAGCACCAATTAAAAATGTTATAAAACAAAAATTAAGTGAAGGTGACCAAATAGACGGTGCGAGAATAGAAATTGGTAACCCAACTGTAAGTATAAGGATTAAATAAATGGAAAATAATACAGCAATTCAAGATTATATTGCCGCGCAATGTGATCTATCGGTGGCAATAAAAAATGCCACAGGTTTTGTTAATAATGACTATGCAGATTTAAATGAAGTAGTTCGTGTAGTTAAAGAAGCATTTCAAGTTCGCAACTTTTTAATAAACCATATTGAATATTCAAACGAACATGGTGATTTTTTAAGTACAATTTTTGAACATATATCAGGCAAAACTTGGGAAACATCAGTACGTTTAGTTTATAAACAAGGCGATATGCAATCACTTGGTAGTGCCATAACATATGCAAGACGATATGGTTTATCACAGCTTGCAGGGGTTATATCTGGCGACAAAGACGATGATGGCGAAGCGTCATTAAATCCTGTTGCAAGAGAATGTAAACGATACAAATCAGAAGTACCTTACAAAGATATGACACACGCACAGCGCAATTTATTAGAACGTGCGGAAACCACAGAAAATTGGCTTATTAATGGTGTTAAAACCCAAGAAAATTTTGACAAAGGTTTCGATAAAGCAAAAACCATGATTACCCAATTAAATGAATTTGCCAAACCTGTTGCCAATGAATTGGCGGTAGCATTTACCAATCATAAACTAGCAAAAAGAGAGGAAGAAAATGCTTCAGCTTAATGCAATTGGTAATCTTACACGCGATGGCGTAATGGGTGCATCAAGTAGTACTGATGTTTTGAACTTTGCTGTGGCGGTCAATGATCGTCGCACAAAAGAAACAACTTATGTTGATTGTGCATTGTGGGGTGCAAGAGCTAAAGCCCTACAGCAATACCTTAAAAGAGGTCAAAAGGTATTTGTGCAAGGCGAAACAGGTTTAAAAGAATACAATGGCAATACACAGATAACTTGTAATGTCGCTGTTGTTGAGTTGCTTGGTGGGGGCGGTAATAGAACCTCGACTGCTACCGATACTGGCAACTCCAACGATACAGGCAGTGGCAATGCTTCGGCAGACTTTGACGATGAAATTCCGTTCTAAAAAGCCGATTTTACAAGTTGTTATGCGTGATGGGGTTTTGCACCCTGTCACGCAATACGATGCCGAAATATTAGAAACATATTCAACCAACCAATTATTCGACATACAAGCTGTAAGCGAACGCTCACCACAGCATCATAAAAAATATTGGTCGGTATTAAATAATGTCGTTAAAGACACTCAGAAGTGGGCTACTGCGGCTCACCTACATGACGATCTAAAAATGTTATGCGGATACTATAGAACGGTTATAAATAAAGCTAACAATAGTGTTTATTTTGTACCTGATAGTATTGCGTTTACAAAGATGGATCAAAAAGAATTTAAAACTTATTTTGATAATGCAATGATGAAACTATCGGAGGCGGTCGGTTACGATCCTATGGAAATATGACAAACTCATCTAATTATACTGAAGAGCAAATTTTAATACGATCTATGCCTTGCCCAAAGTGCGGTGCTTTACCAAGACACCATTGCAACAGAAAACCATCTGAAGATGGAAAAATAAAAAACCATAACGAAAGACAGCTGTTTTGGCACAAACACGTTAAAATATGTAAGTTGCAACAAAAATACTTTGTACCATATGAATACACACAATGGTCAAGTAAAAGGTTTAAAAAAGTTGCCGAAGATAAAAATGGTTCGGACTTATTTGTAGATACATATGACTATAAAGGTTATAAATTGTGAGTAATTTGGCAAATAGACCGCCAACAGGTCTTAAAAAACCAAAAAATAAGCCTGATAAAAAATACTTAGAATATATTAGAAGCTTACCTTGCTGTGTGTGCCAAAAGTTTGGCGAACCGCAATTATCACCAACAACTGCACATCATACAATACATGATAGATTTAGTGGTGCAAAAAGAAGTGATCGTGAAGCCATCCCTCTTTGCGAAGGACATCATCAAGGTAATTGGGACAGCTCCAAGTTAGCTATACATAAAGAGCCAAAGAAATGGCAAGAGCAATATGGCAAAGATTATAACTTTATTAAATTAGACTGATTTTCATTTGCATCGTCCCATTGTACTTTAACATGAACGTGCGGTTTTTGCCCAACATCACAATATCTTTTAAAGCAACTTAAATGCCAAATTTGTGCATCATCTACAAATACAGTGTGATTGCAAGCATCCATTATTGCTTTGGCAATATTATCAATGTCAGGGCGTTTTGGTATTAAATTACCTGTTTCACAAAGCATACGTTTCTTTTTACTATACGATTTTGGTATTTCAAAATATGCGGTAAATATAAGACTAATCCTATTATCTGTTGCAGTAAGCTGTGAGCGCGTCATAGAAGCCCATGCAGCACGTTTAATGCGTTGCTCGTAGTCAACGGTCTCTTTTGGTGTATACGTGTGCCCACGGCGCGTAAAACGAGGCCTACCTTTGCCAATAGGTTTACCAGTTATTTTAAATTCACAAGTTTTAAGCATCGTACTTAACATCTGCTTCGAAACGTTTAAGCATACTGTCTACATTAAAAACTGTAGGCATAAATTCTTGGTCTGCTTCAAACACAACCAATATTCTTTCACCTAAATTATTTCTTGCTCCAAACATATGTTGCGGTGCGGCTAATAAATTTTCCATATCGTAATGCTCCATTACTAAAGGAAAACAAATAAAATATTCCTCAAGTGAAACACCTTCGCCACGCATGCACATTCTAATATCAAAATCTTCGTCTATTTCTCTCGACATACTTGCACACCTCCGTTTTCAAGTTCGTCATAAAATTTGCGCAAAGCTTGTCGAGCATAAAAATACTTAACATTATTTGCACTTGAAAGCCTACTATTTTGCTGTGTCTTGTCGACTTGCTGTATTAAGAACTTTCTTATTGCAATCTGCTCTTTATTTAAAACTTCGTTTCCCATTTATCTTGAAATATATTTGCGTTTCCAAACTATATTATTTCTTTTAATAAAATTATTTAAATGTGTTCTAGTTATGCCCAGAATATACGTAACTTCTGTCTGCGTATACTCTTTTTGGTTGTACCAATTAATTGTATCAATGCGCTCTTGCTTTTGGCGGTCAACCATACCGTCCCAAGTTTCGCCATCTTCAATTTCTTCAATGCTTCTGTATTTCATCATGTGTAACTCCATGCCGTTTGCACAACTGATTAAACTGTTGTCGTGACATACCAATATCTCGGGCGGCCTCGGATTGAGAACCGCCTGTTATATTAAGTACTTTTTTAAGCAAAGATTTTTTTGCTTCATTATGTTCTGCGAGAAGGTCACTCCATTTAATGACCTTTGCATGATCAGCATATCGTTTTTTAGCCATTTTGTTCCTTACATACTGGACAAGGAATTATTTCTTTCCATTGATGGTAAGCTTTTCCGTTTTTATAGTGCAAGCAATGCCAGTCTTCTACAACTTTATGCCCATCGCAATAACTACACTGTTCCATTTGCTTCACTTTCTTTTTGCAAGTAATATTCTGCATATCGCTTTTTATTTGGTGTAACGATAGTATATTTACCAACTGTATGACCCATCTGTTTTAGATCATAAATACGAGCCGCAAGTCTAGTACAGCCAAATTGATCGTATGACATAAGTTGATTAACTCTGTTGCCATCTTTCAACCAATTAAAGATTTGCTTATTTTGTGCTTCAATACTCATTTTAGTCCTCCGTTAAAAAAAGGGGGCAGTTAGCCCCCAGTTGATTATGCCGCAAGTGCAAGTCCGTTCCAATGTGGTGACCTTAATGCCATGACCAATTTGTTTTCTCTGTCTCTGGTCACGTTATTAGGGTTTTTGGCATCTTGCGTATGAGTAGCCCAATGCGTCATGCAGTTATAAACCGCCCATTGGTTTTTACCCAGTTGGTCAAATTCGTTATTTAATTGACCCATAAGATTTT